GAGAACAAGACAGTCAATACCCTCACCCCGATTTGCTGGAAAGTCTAATGAACTTCCCGATAGGGTGGACAGAACGCATTGTATAGGAAATGCGGTGCAACCCATAATTGCGCACTATTTATTTGAATGTATTAAAGGATTTGATAAACAATTAGCGTAAAACTATACAGAAATGAATCAAATCCATTTATGTGAGATGTGTAAGTATTGTACACATCCCCCTAATCTGTTTCAGCCTTACTATTGGTGTTCGTGGTATGGGAAAGAAGTGAGGATACCGATTAATAAATGTGATAAAAAGGAATAAATATGAATGAGATCGAAATTCTAAAAGATCAGATAGAGAGCCTACAAGCTGCCCTTATCGCCAAGGAGGAAGCTCACAGAATCCAACTTGGTGAGCTAAAGGAAAAGGCCCTCAATGCCTTCCTTGAATGTGAAGGATACGATGAATTTGAGCGTGAAATCAATTCTTAACAATAAAGATATGAATAAAAGAACAATGCAAATAGATGTCATCGGTCCAGTTGAAGGAACTGAATTGATGAAATGTAAATTGTATATTGATGGTCGTGTGTGTGTCATCGGAATGTCACAGTATGACTATGAAGAGCTAATTCGTGAGAAAGTGTTTATCCGCGATGGGAAGAGTGTTGATTCTGCTGGTGTGATAAACACGACTAACACTTTCGTTGAAGAAGATTAATATTCAAAATCGTATAAGAAGAAAGGAAAACCTATGTTTAAAGATATAATCGAATTAGATAAACAAGTCGTAGACCGGATCGTAGATAAGGTCCACGAAAACGATTTTGAAATTGAGATGGAAATGGGAGTTGTAAAGGACGGTATGGTTAAAGTCCTCTTCATCTATAAAGATCCGGAACTTCTGCAGAGCGTGATGAACGAATCCGTTACTGAAGAGTACGATCTCCCATAAACAGTCCTCTGCCAATCCATTGTAAATGGTTTCATTTGACCCCGAATCAATGAAACAGAACTGATCATGTAACTAATCCCTTGAACTATGTATTTTAATGATGATGAGATAAGACGTATCAAAGATGCTGCCACAGGACATTTGCTTGATGTTGCGCAAGACTTCCATGAACTCAAACGCTCCGGAGTGAATTACAATTGCGATTGTCCCCGGTGCAAAGCCGCAAAGAAACTCTCAATTAGTCCGGCCAAACAAGTCTTTAAGTGCTTTGGATGCAAAGAATTGAAAGGTGGAGATTCGGTTTCTTTCCTAATGTCCGCTGAAGGAATGACCTTCAATGATGCTCTTGACTACCTTGCCAAAAAATTCAATGTCATTCTCGATCAACGTCCGGTCATCAAGAAACAGCCGGCAAAAAAGATGAAAAAAGGCAGCAAGGCTGCCAAAGGTATCGATGTCGACAGTTATTGTGCCAGGATGCTGGCAGAATCAGGTCTTACCTTTGAGGATGTCACAGCAAAGGTCTATAAGACAGGAGATACACAAAGTATATTCGAACAACGTACTTTCCGTCCTGGTACCATTGATGAACGAGGAATGTTAACCACTAAGGGAGATGATGTCATCATCGAATATTATGATCTGGAAGGAATGCCGGTTGTCTTCACCCGGAAAGATAATAAAAGAAGGGACGTTGGTACTCCTCAAGAATATTATCGTATCAGATGGCAGTTTCCGGATGCCCACCTTGATAAAGAGGGTAAACCTTACAAATACAAATCCCCGCGTGGCAGCGGTACTCCGATCTATATTCCAGAGCGCATACGCAGTCTCTATAAGTCAAAGACAAAGATACCCCGTCTCTATATTCAAGAAGGTGAAAAGAAAGCGGAGAAAGCATGTAAGCACGGCATTCCGTCTATCGCGGTCAGCGGTATACAGAATCTCGGTCTTTACGGTGCCCTTCCGGAAGACCTGGTGAAGATCATCTCTACCTGTGAGGTACAGGAGGTTGCTTTTATCTTTGATTCGGACTGGGACGATATCAGCTCCAATATCCGGATCAATGATCAGGTCGAAAAGCGTCCCCGCTGTTTTTTCTATGCAGCAAAAAATTTTAAAGAATATATGCGTTCTCTCAAGAACCGGAACATCTTCGTTGAAATATTCGTCGGACACATTAATAAGAACGAAGCAGGAGACAAAGGCCTTGATGATCTGCTTGCAAATTCTCTACGTGGAAAGGAAGAAGAACTGGCCGCCGATATTGAGTTTGCCTGCAATGAAAAGAAAGGTTTAGGCAAATACATTGAGATGTTCAAGGTAACTACCTGGACAGATCATAAATTGCAAGAATTATGGGGACTCCACTCGCATGAAGTCTTTGCCGAGCGTCATGCCGACCTCCTGCGTAACCTGCCGGAATTCCTATTCGGCCGATATCGATGGAAATTCGACGAACATGGAAAAGTAATCTTGGCACAACCTTTTGACGATGATGAAAAGTTCTGGAGAGAAGTCACAAAATATGATCGTAGCCAAAATGAACGTATTGAATATGAGTTCTGCTATGTCAACTCACAAAACTTCTTGCAAAACAGAGGATTCGGACGTCTTCGGAGAATTGATAAGAGTTATCAGTTCATTCACCTTGAACCGCCTGTCGTTCGTGCTATCGATGCCTCTGATGCCCGTGACTACCTGTTTCAGTTTGCCAAGCATAATTGCAAGACTGAGGTAAATGAAATGTTGATTAAAGGCGTGTCTCAATATGTGGGTCCGGACAAGTTATCCCTGCTTGAGTTCATTCAGCCCAATTTCGTTAAGCCCAACCGGGAATCCCAGTATTTCTATTTTGATAAAAATTGCTGGCTGGTCACAAGAGACTCTGTAAGCGAACTCGGTTACGAAAATATCACACACCACATCTGGGAAGAGCAACGTAAAATGACACCGGCCAAATATCTGGGTAAACCGTTGGTTACTTTTAGCCGGCAAGACAACACATTTACTTACGAACTTTCAGAGGCCGGTAAGAAATCCCATTACCTCCAGTTCCTGATCAACACCAGTAACTTTACCTGGCGAAAATCTGCTGAAGAAATAGAGCCGGAAGAAGAGAATGAAAATCGTATCCATCTCCTTAGTAAACTGTGTGCAATCGGATACATGGTTATGGAAGCGAAAGACAATAATGTGGCCAGAGCTGTCATCGGCATGGATGGCAAGCAATCTGAAGTAGGAGAAAGTAACGGCCGTTCCGGGAAATCACTTGTAGGGGAATTGATGCGTAATATCATTCCTACAGCCTATATTCCCGGAAAACGCTCTGATCTTTTTAATGATCAATTTGTATGGAATGACATTCAGGAAAACACTAAACTCGTTTTTATTGACGACGTGTTACAAAACTTCAACTTTGAATTTCTGTTCCCCAACATTACCGGGGATTGGTCAGTAAATTATAAAGGAGGTAGAAGGATCACTTTACCATTTGCGCGATCACCCAAAATGTATATTGCTACCAACCATGCCATCCGTGGCAGTGGTTCAAGTTACACGGACCGCCAGTGGCTGCTTGCATTCTCCGATTTCTATAACGATACCCATAAGCCGGTTGACGACTTCGGGGTCCTCTTCTTCTCGGAGTGGGATTTTGAACAATGGAATCTTACCTGGAACCTGTTGGCCAATTGCGTCCAATTGTATTTGACTTATGGCGTTGTCCAGGCTCCCGGCGAAAGGTTAGAGCAAAGAAAGCTGCGTCAGGAAATGGGTGAAACCCTCATCTCCTGGGCTGATGAATACTTCTCCGGAGAAGAGCATCTCAATGTCCGTTTACCCCGGAAAGATTTATATGACGCATTTTGCCAATACGACAATCAGCAACGAAAGTTTGTATCACCAACTGCATTTAAGAAGAAATTTATAATGTATTGCGCATGGAAAGGTTATGTATTCAATCCTCACAAATATGACAGTATAACCGGGAAACCTTTTCAAGTCGATAAGGACGGGAAAGCGGTTGTAGATGATAAATCCGGAGGTGTAGAGTACTTTACGGTAGGAACCGGAGCCCAACCTATCCCGGAAGAAGATAATAGCCGGTTACCACAACCGACAGGTAAACTCGTTTTCTAACTTAAACATAAAAACAATGAGTGTAAACAAATGTATTTTTATCGGCAACATGGGACGTGATGCCGAGGTCCGTACCACTGAAGCCGGTATCAAAGTAGCCCAATTTTCTATTGCATGTACAGAGCGCGCTTATACAAACAAAGCCGGTCAAACGATTCCGGAGAGAACCGAATGGATACCCGTCGTAGCCTGGAGGGGATTGGCGGAAACCATTGAGAAGTACACCCACAAAGGGAGCAAACTGTATATTGAAGGCAGATTCACAACCCGGAAGTATGAAACAAATGACGGGCAGAAGCGAACCGTTTCTGAAATCGTAGCCGAAAGTATTGAAATGCTCGATCCCAAGCGGGATGTTCCCCCACTCCCTCCGGAACCTGAGCAGAAATTGAGTTATAATCCATAAAATGACATGCCATGAACCTATCTTCTTTTAAACTGACCAATATTAACGAATTGATATCCGTATACAAAGAGAATCCGGAGCGCTTTAATCGCTTTTATAACGCAGTGTATCTGCTGCTGGATAGCATTCCGGAATGCGGAAGTATTCGTGTAATGGATCACTGTGAGGCGTCCTCCTATGACTTGTTTATAAAGTGTGCATGTTGGATTATTCAGGAAGAGACGGAACAGAAAGAGTTGACGGATGCATTACTTGAGTTTTCGGATGATTATACAATTATTCGCCGGTGCGCGAAGTTCGTAAAATCCAAATCCTGGGTTCATTTCTACTCACGACGATAGGAGTATATTATCCCAATTTATTACCCTGTAAAGATACGTCTTTTATTTGATATACACAACATTACAATGATAAAAAAAGAGAATAAAATATTCGTAGTCATATCTCCTGATCCCGTCGAGCGTGAGCAGTTGATCGCACGCCTGGCCGTCCGTTTAGGTTTTGCCAAGATTCCGTCCGATGCACTCAAGATCATAAGCAAGGACATTTATTCCTTTGACCTGGCAACTGCATATTTTGTGCTTTGCAGTAACTATCATTTCCGGGGTTCTATCGTCACAACACAACGGCTGTATGAGCTTGCAGCAAGAGGTATATGTGTTTGTGTAGGTGTGAAGTCACTGCCCCGTGAGTACGAGTTGGTATCTCAAGTGTTTTATCCGAATGATTTGCGATAGCACAAGTCGGAACATTTATCCGGCCGCGGTACGCATCAGCGTATCGCGGCTTTGTTTTTTCGGTCGTTCCCCCTTTACCCCCTTTTGCTTAGAAGAACGTTTTGAACAACTGTGCCTGAGACGAAGTAAAGCCGGCAACGAGGTGTCTATATATTATTTTTATTTTTTCTTTCTTCTGTAAAAGAGACTACCTTAAAAATATAGAATATTTTTGTGCTTTCGTGCAGAAGGTGCAATTCGGTATTTATTACACTATAAATCAAATATTTAAACAGAGCACAAATTTCGTACAAAAACGTACGCCTCGTACTAAATTGCACAAAATTGTATTTTGTACGCACAATGTACCAATCGTACAAAAACGTACCATGTTTCGTACAGATATAAACAAATTATAATCAACACATTATATGATAATACTGCACGATTTACACAATTGCACAAAAAAGGAGTACCGTTTTTGCAAGGGGGATTAGTTTGTTCCGGTAAGTCTTGTTTATGTCCGCAAAACTTTGTATATTAGCGTAAACCATTCTATGACCTAAATGATAACTACCAAAATCGAAGTTCCTCCGCATCTATGTGAGTATATCCGCGGCAAATACTGTAACCTGACCTCTGAGCCGGTCCGTTTTCCCGATAACCTGAATATCTATCACGTAATATTCGACCTTCTTCAGAAGAGGCCGTCAGAAGCTCCGGTTGATCGTGGTAATTTAGAAATCTGTCTGCCTGAACGAAGTATAGGTAAATCGCCAGTGACCTACAACTATTTAGGACTTCGCTCCCAGGTGATCATTTCCCGGAAAATAGAATTGATGATGTGGGCGGAGTTGCATGAATACCTGGACGAACAGAAGCACCGGTATGGAATCAAATACATTGATGGAGTGCAATTCTTCATGCGCAGATATGGAATTGATTCTCTTACGGAAGAAGCTTTTCTCAAACACTACCAGCGTTGGAGGGCAAAAGTGAGGAGAAAAGAAAAAAGGAGCTATAAAAAGCGAGAATAATTCATCGAGTAAGCGTAGTTAAATGTCCTTTTTTTGAGTGAAAAATGTTCGAAAAGAGAGAATCACAGATAGTATATTGTAAATCAACAGAATATGAATACAAACAATATCGGAGGAGTCATTCAGGCAGATTTCCTGTTCACGGATGAAATAAGTTTATTTTCAGTCATCAATCACTCAGCCGTTATCAGCCTTCACCGGCCCAATACCTGGAGAAACCTGCCTATCACCTATATGGGAGTTTCTCCAGATGTGGAAGCGGACGACACTCAAGCCGGTACGCTATACAAACAGACCCTTACCATCCGCCTGAAACGTACAGGACTGACAGATTCAGAACTTCACATCCTGCGGACTATCAATGTACGTGGTTGCGTAGTAAGATGCAAGGATGCGAATGGCAATATCCGATTGTATGGAAGCAAAGAGTACCCGCTTCTGGGAACCGTGATAGAGAAAACAGGAACCAAGGCCTCCGACCTTTCCGGAATTGAAGCCACTTTTTCCGGAAAAGGTGCCTATCCTCCACTACCTGTTACAGAGTTATAACCGTCCTTCGACATCATTATATATAGCCGTATCATTGCAACAAAATAAGTGCAATGAGCCAAAAACGCATCATCTTATCAGATTCATCACTCAACCGGTACGGCTACCGGGTTCTTACTGCTGGACTTCTTCTTGAAGCTTTCATTGACAACCCGGTGATGCTGTATGGGCATTTCCGTGATGAAGGATCACCCCTATGGTGTGATTACAAAGCAATCGGATATTGGGACGATATCAAGATAGAGGACGACGTGCTTTCTGCTATTCCTGTTTTCGACAAGGTAGACGATTTATCGAAGACCATTGCCGCGAAATACGAAGCAGGGACCTTACGGGCCGCAAGTATTGGTATACGTATCCTGGCCACATCCTCCGAAAAAGAATATCTGCTTCCGGGACAAACACGCGAAACTGTTACCAAAGCAGAAATCATGGAGGCTTCCATCGTGGATATCCCGGCCAATTCCCATGCCGTGCGCTTATACGACCGTTCCTCCTCCGTTTTACTGGCAGCGGGTATGGACACGAATATTGTGCCAGCATTAACAATCCCAAAAGAAAAGGCAATGAATTACAAACCATCATGGACCGGCTTCCTCTCTTTCCTGGGAATTTCAAAAGATAAAGCGGAAACCACCGAACTGTCTGCTGAAAACCTGGACTCTATCCATGCTGAAATGGAACGATTAAAGACAGAGAATGCTACTCTTGTACAGGCTAAGACCGATATTGAAGAGAAACTTAACTCTGCCAACGCGAAGATTACAGAGCTGAACGGTTCTACATCCGGCAAGGATAACGAGATCAGTACTCTCAAGAACTCTATCACTGAGAAGGATTCTAAAATCACCCAACTTGAAGAGCAAGTGAAGAATCTGAAGAACGGTCCTACACCGGGGCATGCCGGTCTGACTCCTGAACAAGAGCCTGAAGGTAGCGGAACCCAGGAAGAGTTATCTGCTTTTTGTGACCAGAACGCAGGAAACTATCAAGCCATCACCGAGAAATTAAAAGCTGAGGGCCTGTATTAATAACCTAAACTTTAACTATTAAAAAGTCTATTCAAATGGCTGCAAATAAACTAATTGATGTCTCTAAACTGAACGAAGCACTGGTCATTTATGACCAGGCACTTCGTGCGCTGCCGTTTGCCACCCTCACCGAAGTGGCAAACCTACTGAAGCTGAATGTTATGGACCTGCAAGGCAAACACGCACGTATCAACGAGCGGCGTCGTGCCGGTGGCACGCAATCGTATAAAATCGGAAAGAACTTCGGACTGGTCGATAAACTCTTAGGTTACGAACCCTCAGTCATCGAGCCGAAAGATGTTGTCTGCATCACCAAAGAAAATTCCCAGAAGTACGATGACAACGAACTGCTGATCATCGGTGGCACTCCGGTAAGCAACACTACGAAAAAACATCCGATGGAGACCAAGGTTGCATTTACCCTGGTACGTTCGCATTTGGAAGATATCGTATATAGCCTGTTCTCTGCCGAACGGGATGAAGATTCCAACTCACCCGGCGGGGCTTTCGATGGTATTTATACCAAGATGGATATGCTGATCACTCGTGGCGATGTAAATGCGGCCCGTGGTAATTTCGCTATTTCCGGAGAGTTTGCCGCGCCAACGTCAGATACAGATTATGCAGCTTACGAGAATCTGGTGGAATGGATCGGAGGGGCAAACACCTACCTTCGTTCTTCAATAGGCGGTGTACCACAGCTTTTGTGTGCTGAAACCGTTTTGAAAGCTGCCCGTTCAGCATTACGCAATAAGTTACGCATGCAGGAATATCCTTCCATGCAACGCATGCTTGAACTCTTGCGGGAAGACGCCATGTGTCCGAACCTGATTGTCTCCTCCCACGAAGCTTTAGGCCAAGGTTCCAGGCTGACCCTTCAGAAAGTTGGTAACATAGACGTGGCGTTCAATACTCAGGCGGCTTCTAAATTCTGCCAGATACGTGATATTTACGAGGACCCGAACGAATGGCAGTTCTGGTTACAGGCAGGATACGATACACGTATCAATGACTGGCATGAGAAAGTCTTCCGCTGTAACGAGCAGAAGAACGAATCTCTCGACCTGGCCGGCGACTATTGTAAAACCGGTGGAGTGCAGGTAGCCATCACCGGCACCGACAAAGGCCAATGGAGTATCCAGGGAAAAGTTGCCAAACGCGGTAACGGCCAATGCATCATTGGACTTCCTCCGGGAAAATACACCATCGAGTTCACTGATGCCGATGGCAAGACCAAACCGGCAAATACACAGGTTACAGTTGTTGCCGGTGAAGTAGCCACCGCTACCGGAGCCTATACTTAACTAATCCGGGGGAAGGGACTCTTACCTTCCCCTACATAAACTAAACAATTACCTGATTATGAAACGATTTATTCTTTGCATTTCATGCCTGCTTATCTGCTGCCTGTTCTTGTTTCCGGAAGTACAAGCGGCCATTCCGGATACCGGAAACTGGATCAGCCATCATCTTCTGACATCAGACGGTTTAACCGTTCTGGCTGCCGGTCCGGCATTTGCCCCGTTAAAATGGAATATCGGGCAAAACAACATGGGAGGTTATAAAGGACGGCTGCTCTTTATTCCGTATGACGCTCCTTCAACCGTACCAATGATTCCGGCAAAGCCTACTACGAATGAGGACCTGATTACCGCTTCAGGATCATTCACTTTTCCAAGCGGCGGAACCTATACTCAGCCGATTTACTTGTATTCCACAAAAGGGAAAGTAGGTTATAAAGCGGAAATTCAAGGCGAAACGGACGGAAAATCTTTTAAGCAGACTTTAGAGTTTTTCTTCCCCGGCAATACTCCGGGAATGCATGCTTTCAGTACACTTGTCAAGAACACTCCGGGGTACTTCGTCTTCGAAGATTCCGACGGCCAACAATTCCTGATGGGTAAACCGGGCATGTATGCCGATGTATCACCCTCCTTTGATGGTGGTAAGCTCGCCGCCGATCAGCGGGGAACTGCCTATACAGCCACTTGTGACGCAAATGAATCGGCTGTTGTTTTAGGGACACCAATCGACATGGAAGTCATTGCAGGCCTAAAACCGGCTCCAAGTCCCGGAGGTTAACATAATACATATATTTTATGACAAGAAACGAACAGTTAGAAAAATGGTTGTCAAACCGTCAGCGTAGGTACGCTGACGGTATGGAACTCTTTAACGCCTTAGCAAAGGCAAACACCAAGAGCAGCTATGGGAACTATCTTTCCCAGGCACCGGAGAATCCTCACATTTTCGATCCCCACTTTACACAATTAGTCAATATACTGACTAAAATAGCCAGGGAAATAAAAGATGCTCCTTCTGTTTACCCGGCTGCATTCGAAGAGATCCTGATCGTTCAAACACTGAATGATGAACAACGGACTCAAGAAACCGATATCCGGAAAGAGGCAATCGACCGACTCCAAGAGGAGATCGACGGACTGCATAACCGTATCAGCGAACTTGAGAGTGACACGGAAAATCATGCTGACGAACTCTCAACTTTAAATGAAGAGTTCGAGGAGAAAATGAAAGAGCTCTCCGCTATCCGGGGCGAACTGGATGCCTTGAACACTCCGGGCGTCAAGATCGTAACAGAAGAATCCCTCACTCCTGCCTTACGTAAAGCATACGCCCGTATCAAAGAGATCGCTCCCCTGTACGCCAGTCTCCATAATGATATTGCGAATCCGGATATCCCGACAGAGGAACGTCACCCCCTCGCAGAAGAACTCTGCAAGTTGGACGACGAACGTCGCAAACTTTGGAAACAGATTGACGATTACGCAGAAGGCAAACAGGCAACCTTAGAGCTTGATGCTAAACGTCCTGAGTATAGTGAAAATGCAGTGGTCAGAGGCTTCGAAATAGCCCGTCAGATCAAACGTCTGAAGCAGAACATTACGAACAGCAAAACAGCCGCAGAGAGGGCCGGGAAAGAGGGAAAGCAGGCTGTTCTGCAGAACGCACTCGACCGGATTGCTAAATACGAAACTGAATTAGCCGCTTTAACGGCAGAATTATCGGCAGAACAAGGTGAAAAGGTTTCAGGATAACTTTCCTTTGGCTTTGTGCCCCGGTTCTATCGAACCGTTCATGCACAAAGGAGACTGGGCAATACATGAAGTGTTGCCCTCTCTTTTATCTGAAATCGGACCGGCGGATATAAGGATCGCTACATTCAGTATCTCAGAGGACAGTTTACGCCCTCTCTTCTTCCTGGCCGATGATAAAAAAATTACAGGTCTGACCCTCCTGCTCGATACGACGGTAAAACGGCACAAGCTTGACTTGTTACTGTTTGCCTCCAACATCACACCACGCATACGGATTGACTCCTGTCATGCAAAAGTGTTATTGGTGGAAAATGACAAATATCAGTTCGGTATTGCCGGTTCCGCGAACCTAAACCAGAATCACCGCTGGGAAAATGGCTTCTATTTCACTTCCGGAAAGCATTTCAATTACTTCTCGGAAATGTTCGAGCAGGCATATAATCAAGCAATCAGTTACGAAATATTAGAATAAAAATGGAGTTATCAGATGAAACCTTGCAACAAATCAAAGAGATGGCCGCAGCTCTGCTGCCTCCCGCAGAAATCGCCATTCTAATTTCGCTGCCTGCCGGTGAACGCAGCTACTTCTGTGATATTTGCAAAAATCATCATCATTCTCCTATCTACGAAGCATACCATCAGGGACGCCTGCAAACAAAATTCGAACTCCGCAAGACTGTGATCAAGTTAGCCAAAGCCGGAAGTCCGGCGGGGGAGCCACTCGCTGATAAATACATGAAAGAACAAATCATCAACGACTAAATTATGCCGAAAAAAGACACAACCTACGACCGCATCGAACGCTCCCTGTTCAAAGATCGGGGTGAATCCGCTCTCCAGTTATCACCAAAGGAGATGGAAATTAAGAATCGGATGATGCTTTGTGTTAGTAAGAAAATGGAAAGCCCATTAATTGAAGACCAGGAGCTCGTTACTTTTCTCATGCACGGATGTGGAGGGCAAGCGGAACCTGTTTCCCAATCACAGGCCTATCGCGATATCGGTATGATCAACCGGCTGGTCGGTAACATCCAGTTGGCGGCCAAATCCTGGTATCGCTACATGATCGTAGAAGGAGGAAAGAAAGCATTTCAACTCGCTATCGACAACGGAGATGCCAAAGGAGCTGCCGCCGCTCTCGACAAGATAGGTAAATACACCCGTTCCGACAAAGACGATGACGCATTCGACTTCAGTCAGCTTATTCCCCCATCTTTTGAACCTTCCGACGACGTGACGACACTTGAGGGTATTGAAGTGATAGACAATCTGGAGCAACGCCGCCAGGAACTCCGCAGCTTGTGCAAAGATATGTTGACCAAACAGGCGACAGATATTCAAACCATTGAAGAGGAGGATATTGAGGAATGACAGCCCAAGCCTCTCCCATACCATCGGCATACGAACTCCGCATGAAACAGGCCAATGTGATACGGAAGTTCTTCAACAAAATGCAACGCCAGGCAATGGCTATTGCCGCACATGACGAATACATCGTTGCATCGCGTGGTACCGGTAAGTCAGAAGGTATCGACGCCCGCTTCATTCTCAGGAACGTCTGGGAAATGCCCGGTTCGTTGGGTGGAATGATCTCTCCCAGCTATGCTAAAGCCTGGGGGAATACCCTTCCGGCTATCTGTAAAGCACTCGCCGAATGGGGATACATTCAAAATATACATTATGTCGTTGGCCATAAAGCACCACCTTCCATGGGCTTTGCCAAGCCTGTCCGTCCGGTACTCGGAGACGGATGGAGTAATGCTTTCCATTTCTGGAATGGCACGGTCATGGTCATTCTTTCCTTTAATCAAGGGATGTCCGCAAACTCCATGTCGCTTGACTGGGTGATAGGGCCGGAGGCAAAGTTCCTTTCCTATGACAAGATAAAGAACGAGGTCAATCCGGCCAACCGGGGAAACCGGCAATATTTCGGGCACTGTCCTCACCATCACAGCGTATGTTACTCAACGGACATGCCCGGATCATCCATGGGACGCTGGATTCTCGACAAACAGGAAGAGATGCAGCCCCCACATATCCAACTCATTCGCAACCTGTATAAAGAACTTCAGGATTACAAACGTAAACCGCTGACCGAACACACCATGCGGATGATCCGGGAACTTCAACGTGATCTTGACATAGCCCGGAAGTTTCAGCCTGCACTCAAACCGAATGATAAGAAAAAACGGGAATACACTGTATTTTATGGTGAATATGATGTCTTTGATAACCTTGAGGTCCTGGGAGAAGACTTCATTTGGCAGATGCAGCGTGATTCTCCCCCGTTGGTATGGCGTACCGCCTTTCTGAACGAACGGCTGATGAAAGTTCCCAATGGCTTTTACAGTGCCTTGGACGACCGCATACATTTCTATCAGCCGGCTGATAACGGAAGGCTGAAGAATCTTGGAAGTAATTGGAAGCAACTGAGTTCCTGCGGCTGCCTGGGAGACGGTGACCTTGATTTTGACAAAGAACTGCATATTGCATTCGACTCCAATGCGTCAATCTCGACAGCGGTAGTGGCACAACTGGACGGGAATACGATGAAAATCATCAAATCGTTCTATGTCAAAACCCCATCCAAACTCGGAGACCTGGTACAACAGATAGCTGACTATTACCGTCCCAAGCTCAATCACGATGTAGTCGTCTACTATGATCATACTTTTACCTGGGAGTCGGGCTCCACAACAGAAACCTATGCGGATATCATTGAACGTGTATTCAAAGAGAACCGATACACTCCTGCAATGGTATATGTCGGACAGGCACCCAAACATGAATGGAAACACCTCAATATCGATCTCGCATTGAAAGGTGATCCGCAATTCCTGTGGATTCGTTTCAATCTCTATCAAAACGAGTTCCTCAAGATCGCCATGGAGCAAACCGGTATTAAGCAGGGTAAAAACGGTTTTGAGAAGGACAAAGCTCCGGAAGGTACTGACGATACTCCGGACAATCCGGATCAATACAAAACCCATGTTACGGATGCCTTCGACACATTATGGCTCGGCATGAATTTCTACTTCACACGTCCGGGAACCGGCACCGGAGGAATATTTTTCCTCAATCGGAAATAAAATACCACTTTTCGTAATTGCTAAAATTACGTCAAACAACCGCCATTTCAGGCGTTTAAAATCCCGCCCTCTCTGCCAAAAGAGCAATCGGCGGACTCCGCTTCACCCCGGCGCAGCCGGGCGACGCAAAAGCATTCTCCCCCCTCTCTCAAGGTCTGTCAGAGTGCTTTTGCTGCCCGCTGTGCCACTTTTTCAATCATTCCAGCACATTGCCCGTCTTAAATAAAACAATCTTATTTTTGCTAATTTCCACCTTTACTTTATCTCCTAACTGGAAACCGTATTTTTTTAAATACTCTCCTTTCAAATTAAACCCGATTGTGCCTTTACCATTTTGCGGAAGCCTGACACATTGCAAAACTTTCTCCATATTGCTAACATTTAGGGGTATAACGTACAAAATTGGCGGGAATCATGTTCTTTACCGGCTGTATGATCCCTGTCACCGGTAAAGGCTTTAAATCATCCGCACATGCAGGCGGTTGGTTTATTATTCCGGCTTCCACTTCATAAACGGTCGGTATCTTGGTTACACTATCAACGATAATCAACCAACGATGCCAACATTGATCCGTCAAGGCATTCATGTGTAATACTTCCCCGTTTAAGCTGTTCAGACACAAATTAATGATAGTCATGAGACAGCAGGTATATGAGATATCAACCCCGACAAAAGTCAATGCTCTATCCTTTTGGGCTGCTGATAAAAGGAGTCTTCCGCTACCGCATGCAGGGTCTAATACCCTCCGATCTCCCTGTTTAGGCTGATCATTTACTTTAGGAGCTGTTATCAATTGGTTCATTAATTCACATACCCCAAACGGTGTAAAAAACTGCCCGTTTTGGGCGTTGCTTAAAAACTCTTGAAAATAGTCTCCAAACGGGTCTACCAGTGGTTGCCTGTCCATCTGCATAACAAGTGCGGCAAAAGCCTGTGAAAACAAATCCAGTTCTGTTTTGTCATAGGGCTTTATCGTTTTGAAATAAAGTTCTTCCTTACGTCCCATTGAGAGGCAACAAACGACTATTTGCAGAAAGTCATTAAATACCTTTTCCCGTCCGTGTTTTGGGGATAGCTTTTCCAAATACTCCCCATAAGTAGTTAAATCATTGTTTTTCATATACCTGCAAATTTGAGAATACAAAACAAATCGGATAGAAATTCATTGGGTCATTATCTTCTCCCTGTGCTTCTTCTACTTGGGTCGTCTCTACTTTCTTAGGTGCACCCCAAAGGCATAAGGCATGGGAACCTTTTTTAATACTCCTGCCCTCCTTATTCCACTGTTTCAGCGTTTTAAGTTCGGTGTGCCCAGACTGTGCGTATATCGCTTTCAGTCCATCGTTTACCGTAGGAATAGCAGCCTCTTTCACCAAAATTTGAAGCGGCTTTGATAAACCTTTTAATATTGTGCGTTTTTCTTGAATTGTTTTTGCAGAATCAAAAATATTTTCCATCTTTGCAGTACGTTAAAAATTAAACTTCGGTTTGATTTTGTTCCCCCTTCATCGGTGCAACGATGTAGGGGGATTTTGTTTTAATTTAGCCGTTCCAATTCTGAACGAATTTCTTCTTCGGTTTTCGCCAAGTGATTATTTAAATCTAACATCCAATCAGATAACAACTTACCAATTGCAACGGGATTACTTGTAGAAATGGAAAGCCCTTTTGCGTCTACCAAAGTAAGTTGGGCATTATTTTTATCATGTGAGATAGTAAAGCTTTCAAGCTGTTTCCGCTTTTCTCTCACTTCTTGATATTTCTGACGGAGCAGATAAACACGCTCCGCCTTATCGGTCAGTTCATCAATACTTAGACGCTTATTAGGTGCAGCTACTACGGAAGAACTCTCTTTCTTGGAAGTTTGAACGGGAGTTTCAACTTTGGCCGAAACCTGTTCTTTCGTTTCTTCTTTCTCGGTTGGAAGGGATGGCAGCACAATTAGAGGGGCTGTTTCATTCTTCTTATTAGCTACATTACTTAACACTACGGCTTTAGCCTCTGCGCTTTTTGCGCTCGATACATTTTTCATTTTGTTTTACGTTAAAAATTAAACATTTAAGTGATAGGAGTGCAACCCTATCCCCTTTTGATTACATTACAAATATAACACTTTTTTTTCACATACAAAAACACAAACATCTGTAAAACAACACATTAAATACATACCACAAATAAATATTACACATCACACACAGACGTTTGCTCTCTTGTCTCAAAATTATTTTTCCGACATCCGAATCATTTTTTCAAAAATCAAACCGCATTGGGTCAACAAAGAGATACTTCTGGGGAGAAAAAGCGTAAACCTATAATTTATGTTAACGCAATTTTAAATCTCAGAAGATTCCCACGGCAAAAAAAATAAAATACTGATTCACAAAGAAAAAAGGGTCTTAAAGGGGAAAAATTTCCCCTTTATCTGTCGGAAGACCACGCACCGCCCTCGGAAAAAGTTTCGCCTCAAACTTTTTTTTCTCTCTTATATGCTGCCCCCCTCCTCAAAAATCATCGCACATGCGATACCGCTCCGGCACATTGTGCCGTTTTTCTGTCCTTTACGTAAGCGCTTGTACACAATACATTTGCAATAAAAAAGCGATGAATGAGATTCTAAATTATATCATGGTCTTTCTCTTCGGCGGCGGTTTAGTCGGAACCGCCACAGCATTTGTCACTATCAAATACACCAAGAAACGTGCAGAAGCTGACGCAATGAAAGCGATGCAGGATGTCTACCAGGAAATGATCACCGATCAAAGAAGTTACATCAACTCACTCAAACAGGATAAAGAAGATAGTGAGGCACGCTGGGAAAATAAAGTTGAAACATTATCCAAACGTATTGAGACTATGGATTTGAAAATCAACGAAAACAATCGTTTGATAACAGAGCTAAAAACCATGAAATGTACCGATTTAATTTGCCAAAACCGTAAACAATGAAACATCATGTACACCTTATCATTTATTTTGCTTGCATTTCAGTTGGTATACTGCTGTGTGCTTGTCGTTCTTCTTCTCTACATTCTAATCAATTCAAAGAGAATGGAACTTTTCAGCATAATTACAATGAACTCAATACCGGTACCGGGACCATTGCCTCACAAGTCAAAACCACTAAAGACGAACACGGTTCATCCTGGAAGATCACGTACCATTTTGACACGACACAAACACCCGATCCCACAACCGGCCTACCCCCGCTATCGGGTATCGAGATTGAAGGGAGCGAAAAACAGAGTAAAACCGCGCAGGAAAGTAATGACACTGTACACTCTTCGAACAGCTCTTCAAAGAGAGAGGTATCCGGTCAAACCATACAAAGAGAATCCGGGACAGAGACCAAGAAAGATAGCAAAGTAGCAACCGGTACGGATGATGGCATAAGAAACGGCCTCAGTATCGGGATACCTTTGCTTTTTATCATCATAGCACTATCGTATTATGCCAAGCGACAGAATACATCAAAGTAAAGTCTGGGAACTTATGGAGCAACGGAAAGAGGGTAAACCCATTGAGTTCTCCATTGAATTCTGCAAAAAAAGTACCGGTGAACTCATTACCTACGAGCGTGCGGTACTTAGTTCATTTCATAGTAGCGGAAGCACTGTCAACATACTTCAAATAGGTGAGTATGCTCCCAGGAAAATCCGGAGATGTCTGATTACACGATTTAATAACATCAAAGTTTATTTCTAATGAAGAAGAAACAACCTGAACCCCAATTATTTCAAAAAGGATATGAAACTTATGCAGTCACCAAAGGCGGAAAAGGAATCATAAAGTTCAGTGATAATAGCGATATCACAACTGACCGGGAGACCTCTACCGTTGAAGTAGTTCCCAAAGGGAAAGCGGCTCCAATTAAGTTTGTTCCCAGAGGGCGGAACAACAACATGATGTATGACATTATGAAGAAGATCGGAGCAAACGTAACTGTCGGCAGCAATGTGGAATTTAAAAATAAGGTAGTATATGGAGATAGTGTCCTCGTATATCGTAAATACCGGGATAAGGAAACCCGAAAAATCATCAAAGAAGAAGTCTTGCCCGAAGAATACCCGGATATATTCGATTTTATAGAAAACAACGACATACCATTTATCCGGATGGAGATAGCGAATGATTTAGTGATCTTCTACGATGCATACGTCGAATATATTTTTAATCAGGACACTCAGCCCAGACTGGTACAAGTAAAGGCAAAGGAAGCAACCTGTTCACGTATTAGCGTAATCGATGAGAGGACCGGCAAGAGTGAATATCATGGTTACTCAGCCAAATGGCATGAAGGTATGCCGGATGATGTAATTGCGACGCCACTACTGGACCGCCAGGCACCTTTGCGGGATTTAAAGACACGAATGGGTTTGTTTCCCAATGAAAAGGGAACAAAAGAGATCGTCAAAGACCGCCGCTTCATCCATAACATTCGCATAGCGACTCCCGGACGATTCTATTACAGTAAACCATATTGGTGGAGTGTATTCGTTTCCGGCTGGTATGACTTTGGGAATGCCATTCCTATCTTTAAGAAGGCTTTGATCAAGAATCAAATGGCATTGCGCTATATCGTCTACATCAAAGAGGATTTCTGGGGAAAATTATACGCGGATGAAAAGATTACGAACGAAGCAGACCAGGCTGTACGGCGGAAGACCTTCCTTCAGGACATGAATGACTTTCTTGCCGGAGAAGAGAATGCAGGTAAAGGCTTCGTGTCCCATTTTCGTTATGACCGAGTAAAAGGATTTGAGGATAAGGATATCATCATAAATACTTTAGATTCCTTCTTCAAGGGTGGCGAATACATTGAAGACAGCGAGGAAGTAAGCAACACCATCTGCTATGGCATGAATGTACATCCCTCCATCATTGGTGCCGCTCCCGGCAAAGGTAAGAGTATTAACGGTACTGAAGCCCGTGAGCTGTTCATCATCGAACAAGCCTTAATGAAAATGTTTCAGGAAGCCACGCTCACTCCCCTTTATTTTGCCAAAGCCGTAAACGGATGGCCGAAAGATATCTACTTTTCCGTCACCAACTGTCAGCTTACCACACTTGACAAAGGGACAGGAGCTACTAAAAATACAGGTTTAACCTCAGAAACAGAAGAAAAATGAATGCTATCATCCCTGACATTGACACACTCAAGAAAGTAGTCAAAATCAATGCTACACTGCCTGACGAAGCCATCAATCCGTATATTGATGATGCTATGGATATCTATCTGACGCCGTACATCGGTATTAAAACCGTAGAAAAGGCACTGACCGGAACTGATAAAAGGCTGAATGATAAAATTCTCCGCACCCTGGGGCCTCTCACCCTAATGCTTGCCACTCCGGAACTTGGCATACGTATCGGAGACAGTGGAATTACGGTCGAAAACAAGCAAGGTACCTACTCACCGGCCAATGAAGCAAAAATTGCCGCCGCTAAAGAAAGCTTCTACTTTCGTGGCATGCAGGCCCTTGATCGGCTGCTCACTTTTCTGACCGATCATCCGGAAACTTACCCCGAATACGTCGAGCACTGCAAACAAGTCACAGATTCTTCTCCATGCTTCATCCGTGATGCCAGAGAATTTCAAGATACCGGTTTAGTCAATATCGAGTATTCTACCGTATCGTTCCGCATGATGCTACCTACTGTCCGGCAGTTGCAAGAACGCAATGTGCGTGAAATGCTCAAAGAAGACCTATACCAACGTCTGCTTGATGCCCATACCGCAGGGAAAGGACTGACACCTAAAGAAAAGATACTGCTGGGGCACATACTCCGTTACCTCGCTAACAAAACCGCTGAACTCTATACATCACAGACCTCACGTGAACAGCGTACTATCAACGACACACCGGAGTTTACTCCCATTATCCGGCCCATCTACCAGGATCAGGCAGCAACCGGTAATTTCTTCGCCGATCAAGCGACCTACTACGCCGGAAAGATACAAAATTTCATTTCCGAAAATGCTGAGGAGTTAGGAGTCACACCAACCGTTACCGCTATAAACTTTAACTCCAAAGAAAAGCGAATATTCACCTCTATATCATAACAATATGCACACCATTCAGATAAATGATGATTGTTACCGAGTTCCGGAAAGTTGGGATGAACTCACCGAAAAGCAACTGAGCTACCTGGTTAATCTTACACAAAGCGATATTCCCATCGAAGAACTGAAGGTACACATGATGCTATATTGTCTCAATGCACATGTTTGCCGGTATCGGGATATCTATCGCCATCAAGTAAAGATCAGCATTGGGCCTCCCGGCAATAAAATCCCTTTCCGGACACTCAAGAAGAAATATTTGCTTTTTCCTGAAGAAGTCAATCGGCTGGCCGAACTCTTCAACTTTCTGTTGATGTGCGAAAAGGATACCGAAATGAAATACCATGTACACCCGGAACTCACCGTCAATCCCTATCGGGCATTCTTTTGCCGGTTCCGTAAATTCCGTGGTCCGGAAGATGGCCTGCTCGATATTCGCTTCGAACAGTTCATGCACCTGCAGCACTATCTTGACGTCATGAATCAGGACCCGGAACAAATTAACCATGTTCTGGCCTGTTTATGGCACACAAGCAAAACATTCAATATCAATCGTCTGGAGAAAGATGCTTCCATTCTCAGCCATCTTCCCCACAGGGTGAAAATGATTATGTACTGGTACATTATAGGGAGCCTGGCCTATCTTGCCAATGGCTTTCCCCGTATCTTTTCCGGAAACGGAAAGAGTAATGGTCGCGTCTTTGATTCGCAAATGCGTCTTTTAGACTCCCTCGCACAGTCAGACATGACCAAAAAGCCCGAAATAAAAAAAGGGTTCCTGATCGATGCCCTGTATACGATGGATGAATCTCTGAGAAAACAACAAGAGCTGAATGAAAATATGCAGAACAAATAAATACCTTCCAATAAAGTTTGTTAGTAGCAAACTTTATTGTATATTTGCATTGTCATAACAAACGCGGGTGACGTCCGCATAAGTTCTTTATATTATGGAACAATTGTTCGAAGCTATCCTCGCGATAGCAAAGCAGAACCCCGATGGGTTCACGGTTGACCTCACAACCTTAAAAAAGGTCACAAAGGGTATTTCAGTCGCCTATCTCGAGACTCAAGACAGTTTCGGAGAAGAAGGACTGAAAAGAGTTCTTAACCATGCTGAGATGCACGAAAAGAAGGTCGGCGGATGGCTGAATGAAGAGAACCAAGAGTTCTATTTTGATTCCGTCCGGGTTTTCACCAACCTTGAAGAAGCCAAGCGATTCGGGCGTGAAAATAAACAGATCGCCATTTTCGACATCTCTCATATGAGACTCATCAAATTGTGATCCGGAGGGGCGAAAGCCCCTCCTTTACAACGAATAACATTTTTTTAATACCGATTATCAAAACGTAAATTGATGCATTATGAAGAATTTAGAAATCCTCCCTCTCTCTGCCGAGAGTAAAAAGCGTATTGAAGAGTTCGCAAGGCAGTATCAGCGATATGCCCATATCGCTATTGAGATTGTGTCCTACTCAGAAGGACGGCTGATTGTCCGTGCCGAGCAAAAGGACCTGGTTAATGATAAGTTCCTTTCAAAGAAAGAACTGACAGAACGTGTCCGGGACATGTTCAAAGATGAAATTCCGGAAGACTGGAAACTTACCGTTTCCGCCGTAAACTTCGACCGTAAAGACATTGATGGCATCACTCTCGACTGGATCAAGAAACGGATGGAACGGCTTGGATTAAAGAATAAACATTTGAGCAACTACACCGGAATTGACAAATGTACCGTTTCTTCCATCCTTTCCGGAGACAAGGAGTTGACCAAATGGCACAAAGTGGCTCTATACTACTTTTTCAAATATTATGAAGTAGCTAATTTTTAGAAGGTGCATTTAATGATATAAAAAATAAGTTATCGGAAACCATATTAAACATCAAATGACATTAACACAACCGAGAGAGGGAAGCCGATACTCCCTCTCTTTTTTTATTTCCAATACCGATTATCAAAACGTAAATTGATGCATTATGAAGAATTTAGAAATCCTCCCTCTCTCTGCCGATATCAATCAAAATAGTTTTGCAATCATTTTCTTATCATAGAACATCAATACCAACAAATAGGTATTTTCCTATCTATCAAGTTAATTCCCTCTTAATAAACAACATAGTTATAGTCTAATTTCATATTTTTGCTACACAAAAGAATGAGTGATTTAATTACCCTAATTGTAAAACTCTAAATTAGACTTATTATGAAAAAGAAATGTTTATGGAGCATTATGCTTCTATTTTGTGCTATTTTATATTCTTGTAACCAAGAAGAAATAGTAGAAAATGAACTCCCTGATTTCCCACAGCCTACTAAATCGAGAGTCGAACTCAGAACTGGCCAAATTGAAGTTGGTAATATCACACTAAGTGCTGACAGTATTATCACCCTATGTGATGATGAAAGTAATAGTATTGTTAAAAGTGCCACGAGGTCCTCTGATATATATGTAGGGAACAAAAACGGTATAGAACTATCTCTTAAAATACAGATAGGCTCAAGACTTGCACCTGAAAAAACTGATGCTCAAAAAAGACAGCGTTTAGCCAAGATGCTTGCACAGGCTTCTCAATATAGAGTCATACGTGGTGTTGTAACAGATGATGATGGTTTTGTACAATACGTACCATTAAACGCAACTATGACCATTCCTTGTACTATTACAGATAAAGACTTTAATATAAATGGTCCATTAAGGAAAACTATAGATATACTATTCCGTACTTTCAGAGTACCAGCAAACAAAGATTGTATAGAAGTGAGAATAAATGGTAGATTAATCCGCGATTTACGGGAGTTTACTATAATTTGCACCCAAATAGCCTCAGGAAAATACATTTACGACTAAGATGCAATAATAAAAACAGTCATTATGCTAAAGAAAGTTTAACTTATACTGTAATTTCAAAAGCAGACTGAAAAAAACTGTCTATACTACTTTTTCAAGTATTATGAAGTAGCCGGCTTTTAATAAACAAGTAGGGGTATCAGCATTGATACCCCTACTCTCTTACATATTATTTAAAATATTTTTTCCGTTTAGCCCATATGTCGTAGATGAACGGCAAAGCTACACACAATAACAAAAAGAAATCATCGTATTTCTGCACAATACCTAATTTGAACAACCCCCTGATTACAAAATAGACGATTGGTATTAAGCATATTTTGAGAATTAATATTTTTCTATCTTTCGTCATATCAAATTCCTTCTTAGACCTTAACTAACGTCCCATCTGTTGCTATCGTTCAAACATATAACGGCAGCAGCTCCAGCGACATAACCAAACGCATACTTACGGAACATACTTGCAAGACCCGATCCCATTGCTACGTCTTCATTAAGAGTCAGGCGTTTCACACATGAAAACCATGATATATGCCTATATGTAACTCTGGTTTGTGGAGCGTTTAACGTATACGTTGTGTAGCGCTCATTGTCTTCTTGCCCAACAACCACCGTCTCAGACTCATTGTTTTTCGAAGTAGCGGTAATTTCATTACCTTTCACAGTTACCGTCATATCAACGGTTCCATCTTTGTCGATATCTATTCCATACGTATTGTCAGAATAGACCAGAAAATTAAAGTCATAGGATTTTCCGGATATAAAATCCTCAAAACTTACATTCTGTACCTCATTACAATTATAAGTACTGCGTGTATTTGCTGCATTTGTGACATTCATCTTTGTGATGTACGCTTGAGAATCAGGTAAACTCATACTTTCTTCATTCTCATTATTGCAAGATGATAACATAAAACAGGATAAGATTCCCCAAAGCGAAACGAGTAATAAATTCTTTTTCATAATCTAAAAGGTTTAATTAAAAAATAAAAAATCACTGTTTCGCAAAACTATTGCTTTCCCATAAAAAAAGAACATATTTCATTATTTTTTTTAAGATTCACATTAAAAATACCATAAACATGGTATGTATTCCATAGATTTCTCTTTCATATTTCAGATTATTTTGTACTTTAGCCCCTGCCAAAATAAACCAAAAGCTGTCAATTCCTTATGTCGTGCATCCGTAAAACCGGATGGCCGGGTGGTTCCGGTTGGCACACGACATAAGGAATTGATTATTTATAATATGACCATATCGCAAAAAGAGATAACTCAATCTTTACTATCCTACTTAAAATCAAAAAAATCTGTTAGTACTTTCACCGATGATTATTACTATCACCTCCAAAGTCTGGGGTATTCAGAGATCGAAATAGAACAAATAATCCCTATCCTAATTCAAGCAGGTTATATCTGTTATTTAGGAAATGATCAATATTGGATACAAATGACTGATAAAGGAGAGAAATTTTATACAACTAAAGGCCATTTAAAAAGATACACTAAAAAAGAAAAATTAGAGATAGCAGGAGCCATTGCCGGCATTATAGGTACTTTAATCGCATTAGTATCAATCCTATGCTAATCAGTAATATAGAAATAATTAACAACCACCATCTTATCTCAAGTGATTTTAAACGTCGTTGTATATCTTTTATTTCTTGTTCCTGATTCATATTCTTTCATTTTCATGCTAATATACAAAATTATCCGCTAAAGTTTTATCTTTGTCCCCGTAACAAATAAAAACTAACCAAAATGAAAAGAATCACACCTTACTTAACACTATTTTTTATATTATCTGCGAGTTGTAACAATCCCCTCCAAGCTACACACGATGGTATCATTAGTCAAGAGTCCTCTGCTTTTTTACACTCAATTGAAGATAAAAATCCTCTAAAATTAATCGACTTCATCGATTATGGTAATATCATGGATAGTTTAGCTATGTATTCTAAAGACACGATTCAAAAAGATGTTTTCTTAAATTTAGACTGGGGGTTAAATCCTGAACAGGTAAACGATTCGCTGCGTTCTATGCAGATTTTAGGAAAGATATCTTCCGAAGAAAATTATTGGTGCATTAATGATAATAGACATGGAACAGATATAAGAATTATTATTGGAGGAAATTTTTTTAGGAATCGTTTATCAGAAATCACTCTACTAATTGAGCCTGTAGATGGTTATGCATATAGTGATATTCATCATTTAAAAGTAATTGCATATGAATATTTTTTAAGCCAATTATGTAGTGGTAAAAGATTAAAATCAGAAAATGAGGAACAAAATTATAATGCAGTTTCTTATACTGGAAATATTAAATATAATCTTTACTATAGTATAGATGGCATCAGGTTTGATATAACTGATATGTTTCAAGCTAAAATCCGAAAAGATAGTATAAGAACTGAGTATCTAAATAAAATGACCTCTGAACAATAAGCTCCTAATAAATATGGAAATATTATTTGCAACTCTCAAATATTATCTCCATATTTGCAGTGCGAAATAATCAGTGATGTTTATCACCAAGAGCGATGCAAGACGCTCAACGAATAACGATGGGCTTTTTTTATGTCCATTAGAATATATGTAGAAGCTTTTATTAAAAGCAACCAATACGGCTGCCTTTCCCTTGTAATTTTGCTCTTGGAGTAATCTTACTGATTGTTTCGCGACACGGGAGATGGCAGCCGTTTCTGCGTCCCGATAGTTGCGCGGTTCTCAACTAAAATGCGAAACAATCAGTAAGTATGAAAAAAAAATCCACTGGCACCCTTTTCGTGCCTCAGTTCCGCACACCGGAACACACCACAATCCCCCATCAGTCCAACTCCGCAATTGATGATTTTATCCCATCCGATTGCAAAGTTAAAACCTCCTCTGACGCTTACTATGTCAGTGCCATTGCTTGCCTTTGTGCTACGTTCATCTTTCCTCCCTGCATTCTTGCAGCCATTTATTGTGTTATCAAAGCCAAGAAAGGAGGTAAACAATGATCACTACTCAAATTAACGGTATCACCCTGACGGAGAACGCTATCGAAGTCATCCACCGTATTCAAGACTGCGAACATGATTGGATGAAACGTTCTTTAGAAGAGGCTATTGATACCCTCCTTGTAATTGATACCTGTAATATAACGGACAAAGAGAGACTTAATTTGATTATGGGACTTCGTACCATTAGGAAATACATTGATGCCATTGCCGATACCAATAACAAGAAAGGAAATCAGCTATGACCCGTAATACTCGCCGTGCCAAACTCGCAGAAATACGAGCCGTTTGGCTTTTAGTTAGTGTTCGTTATACATTTAATCATTTTAAAATCAAATCACAATGAATAAAGAAAAAGCATTAGCCCTCATTGATATACTATTATCCGAAAGTACATCACCAATAGAGAAGCAACGTGCAGCCGCACAACTTCGTGAATTGATTCACATCCTGTTACCTCAGTAGCTTTCTACCTGTCCTTTATAGCCCGCTTTCCGCGGGCTATTTTTGTCTCCATAACCTAACCCCTGACTTTTATGGAGATATACAACCACTTTGAATATGGCAAAACACTTGCCATCCGCTTAAAGCCTATTGCCCACACACCCGAAAAGCCCAGATTCTTCACCGCTTTCGGACTTGAGGACTTATATAATTTTAATGATAAACTATCATCTGTATCCGGCATGATCCTGATTGCAGTTGATGGCTGTGAGTCTGAATCAAAACGAAACGAAGCCGATGCGCTTAATAACAATGATATATTCTCTTTCATTGTTGCACAGAACACTGTTTCTGATCGTCCGGAAACAATCAATCAGGCAGCAAAAGAATGCAAAGCTGTCGCAAAACAAATTCGGAACTGTATCCTGCAAGACCCCGACATTTCAGAATTCATTGACGATACCATTCAATTTAATGGTATTGGTCCGATTGGTGATAATTTCTATGGTGTAGTACTGACATTCTCTTTGGCTCAACCTGAAACCTATTTCATTGATCAAACATACTGGGAGGATTAACGATGGGATATTATAAAAGATTAAGTACCTCTCGTGCCGAAGTCAAACGCTATAACGCCTCCCGCCGAAAAGCCACACAGTTGACTAATGCCCCGGTATCCGGACTGATCCGCCTTGAAACCGTCTCAGAAACCGAACGCTTTTCAATGGCTCAGGATGCTGATAGACTGACTGCATATAACAAGGCCGTCGAAAAGTGGCAAGATAGTGTGGCCCGACAATTACGAGCCGGAATAGCCGGCCGCAGTATGCGAATAGCCCGCGAACTTGAGCCACGGGCCTACACCGACAAATACGGTATTATCAACCGTCTTGGTTTCTCCTTTCCTCGGCATGGAATCTACATCCACAAGGGCGCCGGCGAAGGTCAGGGTGGCTTCATCGGTTCCAAATGGAATTACCTCAAAAAAATTAATGGAGTCGAGATAGATACCGGTATTGTACGCCATACAAATCTCAAATCACTCGGACGACAGAATGAAGGCAACCGCCGGGCCTACGAATGGTTTGATCCTGTAATTCGTAACCGGATCAATGAATTAGCCGATATCGTCACCGGTTATTTCGACACCATGCTGATTGATGCTACCCGAATATACATAGATAAACGAAACAGTCTCTAATATGGCAAACGACCTAAACCGCAGTATCAAACTTTATATTGATGGCTCAGAAGCCACTAATAAGATAGACCTGGTAAAAGAAAGTATTTCTCGTCTTGAAGACAAACTCAAGTCACTTACCGGAAGAGAAGCAGACTATGCAAAGCGTTCCCAAGACCTCAAGAAAGAACTGGATGCAAAAAACCGAACTCTTCAGAATTACGAAAAACAGTTAGCCGAAACAGAACGAGTTCTCAAAAACCTCTCCGGAGCAACTTATAACGAACTCCTTGCTGTCCAATCCCGTGTCCGGAAAGAGCTTCGTAATGCAGTGCCCGGAACGAAACAATATACGGCCGCTCTTGAGCAGAATCGGCGTGTCACCGAAGCCCTTTCCAGAGCACAAGCCGCCATGCGTGTCGAGGTAGGTGCACAAGGTAATGTCTGGTCACGTGCCTCCGGATTCATTAACAAATATATTGGTCTGATCGGTACTGTCATAGCAGCTATCACCGGAGTTTCTATGAAGCTCAACCAACTCCGAGAACAGCGAAACAAACGTGAAGAAGCAAAAGCCGATGTTGAAGCTCTTACCGGACTTTCCAAAGACGATATAAACTGGTTGGAACAGCAAGCTGTCCAGTTGTCAACGACAATGACCGAATCCGGCATTCGCATTCGACAGTCCGCAACAGAAATTCTTGATGCCTACAAATTGGTAGGCTCTGCCAAGCCCGAACTTCTTGACAACAAAGAAGCTTTGGCCGAGGTGACAAAACAGACCCTTATATTAGCTTCTGCATCAGGTATGACCCTGAAGGATGCAGTCGATGCCGTAACCCTTTCTCTTAATCAATACGGTGATGGTGCCGACCAAGCTTCACGCTATGCAAACGTCATGGCCGCCGGCTCTAAATATGGAGCAGCAGCCGTAGAGTCCGTCACCACAGCCGTCACCAAATCCGGGGTAGCTGCTGCCTCTGCCGAAATTCCTATCGAACAGCTTGTAGGTACTATTGAAACACTGGCCGAAAAAGGTATCAAAGACGAAATAGCCGGTACCGGTTTAAAGAAATTCTTCCTTACCCTACAAACCGGAGCAGATGATACAAATCCCAAAATCGTCGGTTTAGAGAAAGCTTTGGATAACCTTCAGAAAAAGCAACTCTCAGCAGCCCAGATTAAGAAGCAATTTGGAGAAGAAGGATACAATGTGGCCTCCGTACTTATCAATGAAGCCGATAAGGTAAAATACTACACTGAGGCAGTCACCGGTACGTCCGTAGCCATGGAACAGGCCGCCACAAAATCAGAAACAGCGGCAGCTAAATTAGATCAGGCAAAGAATAAAATGAATGAATTAGGTATTCAACTTCTTGAGAAACTTAATCCTTCTATCACCACTGTTATCAACGGTACGGTAAACTGGACCCGTAAAATCGTTAATTTAATAGGATTCCTGACAGAACACTCCCGTACAGTTATCACCTTAACGACCTCTGTATTGACATACTCCATAGCAGTCAAAGCCCTTACTATCTATGAAAATCGTTTAAAAGAAGCCAAAGTGGGTAACTTACTTATTGACAAAGCGTCGGAATCCTTTAGAAGAATTAAAATTGCCAGTATATTGGCACTTTCTGCTGCTAAATATGCATTAGCGGGAAATACAGGGATGGCCACAGCCGCAATGTCTCGCTTCAATGCCGTATTGAGTAAAAATGCTATTGGAGCCATCATTGCACTTATTGCCACCGCAGGAATGGCCATTTACCAATATGCAAAACGTACTAAAGAAGCTTCTACGGCAGAAGAAAAATTCACGGCAGAACTAATTAAAGAACAACGTTCTTTGGATTCTTTGTTTGGTGCACTAAACCGAAGCCAAGCAGGTACTCAAGAACGACGTGAACTTATTAATGAAATAAACAAAGTTTATGGAACATATCTTCCAAACTTATTAACAGAAAAAAGCTCCATTGATGATATCAGAGAGGCATATATTTTAGTAAACAAAGCACTTGAAAAACAAATTGCAATAAAAATACGCAATGCCGCAACTAACGAAATCATGGAAAATTCGGTCAATTCTCAAGCTGTATCACTCGAAAACATACGAAAAAAATTGTTTTCAGTTATTGGTAACGGAAAAATGACAGACATGGCATTGCGTGATATCCGACAAACAACTACAGAGTTTCAAAAAGCAGGTATGAAATGGGAAGATGCTTTCGGCCAAGCATATCACAGCATACAAAAAAAATATCTTGGAAAAAAGAAAATGGCTGAAGGATTTGGCCAAGAACTGCAAGACTACATTAAGAACGTTTATAGTATGGAGAAAGAAATCGCTAAAATAGAAGCAAAATTCAGGCCCTTTCTCCAAAAGCCGGCTAATGAATTGGATGAAGTTGTTATAACAGCAAAGGATTTAAGTAAGAAAGACAAGTCCGGAACAGGAACTGTTGATGAAGAGAAAGCCAAAGCCCTTCTTAAAAAGAGGCTTGAAGAAGAAGCCAAGCTCTACTCTCAACACCAGTCGGAACTTAAAGAAGCCTATCTCAAACGCCAGGACGAAACCTTGCAAACCGAACAGCAGTTCAATAACCGGATGGAAACCCTCGAATTAGAACATCAGCAACGTATCATTAATATAGCCGGTGCAAAAAGTAAAGAAGGCATTGATGCTCAAAATCGAATCAACGATATCAAAATTAAACAGCAAAAAGAGCAGATGAACCGACAGCTCGCTGAAGAAAAGACACTTTATGAAAACCAACAAAAGGACCTAAAACTTCTCTATGTTTCCGGTAAGGATGAAAATCTGAAAACAGAGAAAGAGTACAATGAAGCAATGGAGCACCTCACTATCATGCACTTGGAACGTGTTCTCAAAATTGCTAATCTCGACGCTGATCAACGGCGCACCATTGAACAACAACTACTCGACTTTAAAGTAAAATGTCTTCAAGATGAAGAGAAAGAACGGAAGAAACTTGAGGATGCAGCACAAAAGAAAAAAGATGAACTGGCCAGGAAGGAGAAACAAAGGCTCACCGAACAGGCACAACAGTACCGGCAATACGGTGAACAGATCGGCGATACCCTCGGACAAATGATATCAGGTCAAGAAAATGCCCTGCAGAACTTTGCTGATACCATGCTCGATATCCTATTCGATGTACTGAGCCAGATGATTGATATTGAAATAGCCAAGGCCACGGGTGTAGCCGTCGGAGCTGTAGCCCGTTCTGCTGCCGAAGCCTATGCCATGCCCGACTCTGTTGCAACCTTTGGAGCAACCGGTGCAGCCCGTGCCGCAGTTCTCTCCGGACTGATCATGGGAGCATTGGCCGCTGCAAAATCAACGCTCAAAGGATTGATTAAGGGGGGGAGTTCTTCCACTTCCGCAACCGATAACAATACCGACAGTACCAAAACAGCTCAAGTGCAAGTCAAGCAATGGGCATCCGGCAGATACGATGTCATTGGTGAAGATGATGGCCGGACCTATCGGGATGTTCCCTACATAGGTGATTCACCGACCGGAATCGTCCGCCGTACCTCATTGATATCCGAATCCGGAGCAGAGCTGATCATCAATGCCGAAGATCTTTCCCGTCTTCAGCACCACATTAATTACCCCATTGTCGTACAGGCCATTCAGGATGCCCGCAGTGGCCGAGTTCCCCAGCGTGCTGAAGGCAATTACGATCCGATCCGTAACAGTACTTCCCGTACCTCTCAGACAACTTCTTCACCGGCTGATAAGGAAGCAAACTTGGCTCAACTGATCAAAGAGTTACATGCACTGATTGAGAAGCTTAAATACCTCAAAGCATACGTCGTGCTTCGCGAGCTCAACGAAGCACAAGAATTAGCAGATAAATCAAAGGAACCATTCACCCGCAAAAAACAATAACACATGTCACTCAAGATAAAAAATCAATTAGGAATATTCGATCTTCAAAACGATTTCAGCATTGAGATCGAAGACACCTCCCCTATTTACAACGAACGTGGTTCACAATCCGTACCTGCCACGCTTCCTGCCTCCCGAAACAACCTTTCACTGATCACCCATGTCCATCGTCCGGATAGTACCTACTCCCCTGCCCCGGATACCCGTGTCACCGTCTCCGATGGTGTCTACAACCGAATAGGTAAGATGAACATCACACAAGCCTCCAAATCCGGAGGAATCGTATCCAATATAGGTTTTGACGAGTCCGAAATATACTCGGTATGGAATGCTGTTTCACTCCGTTCCCTTTCTGCTCCGGTTATTCGTCCCGAAGGGGGAACAGCCGGAGTCATCAGCCTGCTCAATTCTATTATGAATGAAACAACAGTAGACGATGCTCTTTCCGTCTTTCCCATTTGTGTAGCCATGCCATCACATACAACAACCGTAAACGGTACGGAAACCACCACTTACTACCCCGAATACATCAATAAAATAGCTAAATCAGAGACCGGTACCTACTCCCTTCAGGGAGCTGCCAGACAGGAAACATTCCTTATCAATAACGAACCCGTCCTTACTTCCGTTCCTGAAGGTTATGCCATCAGCCCATTTTTAAAAGTATCTTGGATACTCAATTTTATATTCGTCCGGTACGGTTATACGGTCCTTGAAAATCCATTCTCAACCCACCGTCAACTCTCCCGTCTGGTAGTTCTGAACAACATGGCCGACAGCATAGTCAAGGGCTTCATTGATTACTCTGACCTTCTACCCGATTGCACGATTAACGAATTCCTACAAGCCCTCTACTGTCGCTTTGGTATGGTCTATTTTGTTGATGGAAAAAATAAAACCGTTAATCTCAAATTTATCAAAGATATCATCTCAGCTCCGGCCTCACTGAACTGGTCCCTGCTCAAGTCGGCCCGGCCTGTTATCAACTATGCCGCTGCACAGCAACTCAAACTTTCCGCATCGACCAATATCTCCGGTCCTTATACCAATTTAGTAGCTACCCCTACTGCCGACTCACTCGACAAATTTCTCAAACCCTTTGGGCATGTCTTGTCAAGTAACACAGCAAAAGGATATCTCACCTATTCTTTATGGGATGGTTTTTACTATGTCCGGAACAATCTGACCGGAGTTCGCGAAGCCCGCAGCTCTGACTTCTTCCCCTGGGATAAAGGAGCAAACATCAGTTATATGGAGATATCATCTATTGATGAATGCCTGCCGATGAAAGGTTCTTACCCCGATGACCAACCGGTTTGTCCTGCCTATCTCCTGGGAAAAGTACACAAATATACCAATATCTCCAGCGCCAGCGTAGAACTATCAGAGGAGCAAAACACCCAAACTCCTCTATGCTTTTGCTTTTCCATGCCCCGTGCATCCACTCCCTACCCCTACGGATCGCCAAGATGTTACGCACCCGGCGGTGAAGCTATAGCCATCAACGGCCACACATTCGATATCTCCATGACCTTTACTGGTGATAATGGCCTGTTCTCCCGTTTTTGGAAGGGATTTGACGCCATTCTCCGACATTCCAATCATACGGTTGAAGTTCCCGTACACTTGAATCCAATTCAATTACTCAATATTGATTTCAGTCAAACGATCAATATAGATGGCCAACGATTACTGCTTGATACAGTGCGCTATACATTACCCAAACTTCTTTCACGTCCGGCTACTGTCCGTCTTCGTACCCTTCGTCTCCTGATCCCTGTCGGGGAAACTGATTTGGACTTGGATGCAGAGCAAGGAATACAAACGATTGAGCAACTCTACAAATGGGCGTTTCACAATAACCGTGAAAACATAGTAGAACTCAAGATACGGGCACAAGTCGAGGAGTGGAAGAAGGCTATTACCCCACCGGCGCAATGGCTCGGAGTGCTACGTAAAAACGAGGTAAGTGATCAGGTTTCAGATATTGAGATACCGTTTACTGTACCGACTCAAGAAGATTATGAAGCCGGCAAAGAGTTCTTCATCAAAGAAATCAATTACAGTTTCGACCTTTACTACAAGGTCCGGGTTCCCAATGGTCAGACGTCTCAAGGTGATATCATCTGGAAAGATAAAGAATACGGAGGCATACACTATGCCATTACTTACGGGCTTTCCGTTAAAGCAGAACTGCTTTAGTTGTCCTTTGCCGCACATGATCAAAACATCATATTTGCAGCATGAATGACGATAAAACCATCACAGCAGCAATCGAGACAAGCAATGTAACTGCACTGCTTGCCGCTTACCGGAAATTTACAAGTTCCTCCGGGGCTACAACCGATGAATTTTTCCGTTTCATCACCACCCCCACTCCGGAACGGGAAGAGTTCCTGGCATTGTACTGCTCTTCGACCTCTTCCGTGTCCGGTACCATTATACAAACTAATTACAATGCACTATGAGTTTAACAGCAAACATATATCCGTCTACAATCGCTTTAGCCGGAAATCCCATCAAGCTGACCATAAACTCCAGTTCAGTAGTCAGCTACACTATTCGTCAGGCCGACCGCACCATCTTTTCCGGAAGTGGTGAAGGTGAGTTCTCTGTTTTTCTTCAGGATATCCTTTCAGGTATTCTCAGTCCCAAACATCTGCTTAACGAATCCACTGATATATTACTGCCCGATTCTACTTCAGCTACAGATATTACCATTAATGTCCAAAACGCCCAGGGAGAGACTAAAACTCTTTCTCTGAAAGCAGTTATAGGAGGCATCAGCAAACGTCTACTACGGCGTCTGTTAGATGAAAATAGCAATATATTCACTTGGAAGCTACTCAATTCATCGGTCAATTTCTTCAAGACCACCCGTACCAACGGGCGTATCATCACCATCCGCGAAACTGAACTCCTACCTATTCCTTTCCTTTATCCGGATGGTGCATTAAAAGTAGTTGCAGCCGGCATTGAAACCTCTTTATCCGGAACAGCCGGACAGCCGGTAGCCCTTAACCTATATCGGCTCCGGCAAAAACTGTTTCAAACTAATCAAAAGTTAGCTTCTGTTTTCGATATCTATTCCGGATCAACCAAAAGCTGTACTATTGTCATCACTCCGGGAACAGTATCCCGTGAACGTTATTTACTTGAATTTCTCAACTCCTATGGAGCCTACGAACGCATTGAAGTCACCGGTATCGGTAACATCGAGTCTGAAATAGAGTCCGACTCCACTTATCAGATTTACGACGAAAGCATTGATGATTATATCGAGGCCCGCGAGCGACAGTCTGCCCGTGACAAGCTTCAGGTAGAATCCGGATATCGCAATACCGAAGAGCTTGTGCATTTAATGGATATGCTTGCTTCCGATGACATAAAGATACTCGGACTTTCCGGACGAAACATCAGGGTAAATGCCGTAGCCGACAACCTCACCCATGCCATACGCTCCACTGTACCGGAAAGTATTAAAATGACTCTTCATTTCGTTGACTCCGATGTTCGTTACACCGGATCACTTTCAGAGGACGAAATAGGAAATCCCCGTATACATACCGAACAGTTCACACCTCAATTTAATTGATATGGCCGATCAGCAACAAGTTATAGATGAACTCATTGACTACATTGACAAAGCAGTACTCAAGCATAGTGTCTCTAACCGGCATGTGGCAGAAGTGCTATCTTGGCTAAATGAAGAGCTCAAAAAAATTAATACGGAAGCTCTAAAAAAAATGTTTTTAAGCAAGAATCAAAGAGATGAAGCAAAGGAAACTATAACCTTCTTAAAAGGACTACTCGTTAGCGATAATCTGGCATCTATCAATGAACAAGGTGATGCAGAGGTACAAAATATTATTGCTCATATAAAAGCCAAGACCGCTACATTGGAAGTAACCGGCTCGGCCAATGTTGGCACACTTGATTCTGAAGGGAATATTTCAACAGGAGCGGATATTTGGGCTAAAGGCGACACGCATACTTTAAATTTGCTCGTTCAGGCGCTTGCGAACACATACGATCTGAATGTTGAGCATGTCGCAACCTTGTTTCAAACTATAGTCAAGGACTTTATTAGCTCGGAGAGATTCATCCCCGGGCTGATGGGTGAAGGGATGAAGCTATACAAGGCTATCAATGGGGATTGGAACCTTGAAATAGATAATGCCGTAGTCCGTAAGGCCATGACCATTTTTGAACTTATCATTTCGAAAGTTCGTGCGGTTAACGGCGGTCTGGTGATTTCTTCCGCTAACGGGCGTGTCAAGTCCGTTTCGGAAACATCCGGTGATCCGGCTTACTATGTTTTAGGTATAGAGGGCGACATGATGTTTGTTGCTGACGACTTGGTACGTTGTCAGGTCTACACATCCGGACACGTTAAATACTACTGGGTTCCGGTTGCCTCGGTTAATGATGATTCGATTCTTATACTTAAATCCGTATTTCCCAATGGTACAGTTCCGGCCGTTGGTGATGATCTGGTTCAGATGGGTAACCTCACGAATCCGAACAGACAGGGTATTTTGTATCTCACCGCTTCGGAAGATGGCAAACCGCGCATTTCTGTACTGGACGGGGTAAACTCTACGTCTTTGGCCGGAAAGAACAAAGTGATTTTGGGCTGTCTCGATGGCATGACGGATACAGACTTTCCGGCTGACTTCCAACCCTCCGGATACGGCCTGTATGCGATGAACTGTTTCCTGAAAGGTATTTTCATTCTGAGAAATGGCAAGAACCTTGAAACGGAGTTATCCGACATCCGTAAAGACGTAATGACAGAAATCTCCGCCATTCCAGGATTGATTGAGCTTTCCGTCAAAACCGAGATTGGGAAAATAACGTTAGGTGCGGGCAACCTTCTTAACGGCTCAAAAGGGTACTGGTTTAATCAATCTGATTATCTGTCAAATGTAAGTCTAAATTATAACGCTGCATCAAATGGATGGGTTACAGTTTTAGGTAGTGGCGCATTCAACTGTTACAAGCAATGGGTGAATGTAGATAAGGCGGCCATAACACCGGGTAAAAAGTATACTTTAGGAATAGATGTTAGTATAGGCGGGAATTACGTACATACAACAGGATTGTTTTTCAATATTCGGTATTACGAGGGTTCGACTGCTAAACTTATAGCCGATAAGACTATCGATTTACCCAATGAAGCGAAATGGACCCGATATTACATCACCTTAGAGATACCCGCCGTACTTCCTTCCGGGGTAACTCTCAATGACCTTATGTTTCTGTGTGGATTTACCGGAAGCAATACAAGTACGGGGCAGGGGTTAATCATTTCGTATAAAAACATAAATCTCGTTGAGGGCGACGTAGGTACTGCGTGGAGTCCTTCTGCCAATGACATAGAAAGTTCTGCATCAGAAATAGCCAATACTCACACCGATGCAGAGATACGGGCGACAAAGAAGTTAATTGAAAGCAAGGTATCCCAGACGGATTTTAACGCCCTCGGTCAAGTGGTATCGAGTCAGGGAACAGATATATCACAAACCAAGACGGATATCAACCTTGTGTCAACGGTTTCCGGAAATGCGCATCTGCTTGCTTTGACCATGAGCAAAGGTCAGATGTTGTATCGTGATCCTGAGTTTAGAAACGGGGCAAACGGCATATCGGTATATAACAACAATGGCAATGGAACGGTCAGGGTTGAAAGAGCGGCAGATGTTAATCTACCTAACAAATCCGGTTATAAATTGAAGATTACGACTTCGGGTGCTGCAACTCCGGGATTGGGCGGCTTCTTTTTTGGAACTCAAACTCGCGCTAATGCCGTATTCGTTACTCGATTTATAGCATGGGTTCCTGTTGGATATAAAATAGAGTGGGCTACAAACGCCACGGGTAACGGTGGTACATCAAAATGGCTTACTAACAATGTTGGTACCGGTGACTGGGAGGAATATGCAGTATATGTCAAGTGCGGTTCAAGTGGTACATTCTCTTCAACTAATTTCTTTTATTTGGCAGGAGGCAATGGGAGCCTTCCTGTCGTCTGGTATCTTGCCTTTGCTACGGTTTATGACGCCGGTTCTGTTGATGATACTCCTACAAAGGACGAACTAAAGACCGGTATTACTATTCAACCCAACATAATTGATATCTTTGGTAAGAAACTCAACATTAGTAGCATAGTTACATTCTCCGGCTTGCCGGCATCCGAGCAACAAAACTTTAAGGGGAATAAGGGAGATAAAGGAGATAAGGGAGCTACCGGCCCTACTGGTGCGACCGGTCCGCAAGGTCCGCAAGGCCCTCAGGGACCGCAAGGATTGCAAGGACCCGCCGGTACTAAAGGCCCCCAAGGGGATAGAGGTCCTCAGGGACTTCCCGGACAACAGGGCGCAACCGGTCCTCAGGGACCACAAGGTCCGCAAGGTCCTCGGGGACCGCAAGGTCTATTGGATGAAAGCGCCATGCTTGCCTTAAAAAATAGTATCGCTTCAAATATCGGGTATTCTTCCTGGCAGGATATGGTAAATCATGCCGCATCGAGTCCCCGAAAGACTGTGATAGTTGGGGGATATATAAATACGGTTCTGATAGATGCAACGGCGATAGTAACGAACGCTCTGGCAGCCGGAAGAATTACAACGGGCAATCTGACCGTAACTAATGGTGCTTATCTTGGCGGATGGAGCATTGAGGGTAACTCTATTGTAATAAGAAGCGCAGCTTCTGCAAAGATCATAGTAGAACCTTCTGGAACTCGTTTTTTGCGTATTAATAACTCCTTAAGTGAGTTAATGTCCGTACGTGCGGACGGTGTAACTGGAATTAGAATATACACACAGGATACAACGGGAAAATGTTTAAATCTGGCGGCTCAAACCGGAGGTACTGCTATTGACAGTTCAGGTTCACATATTTTACGACAGCGTGGGGGCGAAACGTGGAACGCTCCCGGAGTTCTTTGTGCCGTGAACATAGGTGCACTTGGGGGAGGAGGATTATTTTGGGGTAACGGGTGCTCTATAAGCTCTATTTCAAGACTTTCAACCGGAACATATAGGGTTTATCATAACTTAGGTCATACGCAATACTCCGTAATTATACAGCCATTGGGAGGGTATGGATGGGTGTTGGCACAGCTCAAAACAACCCAAACATCCTATTTTGAATTTGAAACTATGGATGCAAACAAAGGTTATCGGGATGCGGCTTGTCATGTATTTATCATTGGTAGAAATAAATTTTAAATAAAAAATAGATTATGAAAATTGACTTTAGAAAGATTGTGGTTTATGACATTGAAGACAATGTCTTAATGAAAGAAGTAGAGAAAAGAGATTCCGAAGGTAATGTTATCGGCACTGAGATGATAACGGACTACAAGGATCTCAGTAAAGACCTTGGAAACGCCATTTTCTTCAATGTTTCGGATATAAACGAACGGGAGATCGGCCGGAAGATATACCATGACGGTGAAATAGAAATAGATGAAGCAAGTGCTGCCTTAATCAAGAGATTTGCTGAGCAGATCTTTTATGCATATATAAAAGTTCCACTGTTTGAGCTACTTGATGAAGTGGTATCCCAATCAGAATAAAATAATTATTAACTCTCAAAATCAATAAATTATGTTTCAAGAAGAATCAAGAACAGTTCAAGTAAACGGCAAAGCCGTTTCAGGAGATTATCAGTACAATGTAAACTACAGTGTCAATAACGATGATTTAAGTCGTCTTCATTGTGAAATCACAAAAACGGTCACGGATGAAATTGATACCCCTACAGGCAAGCAGCCCGTAATCACGCAACGGTATATCGGGTATTTGCTGTTAGAATCAGGCAGTAAACAGATGTCTCTTCCGGAGTCGGAGAACGTTACAGCACATTTGACTGCATTCGATCAGATCACCAAAGAGGTAAAAGCCACTTTAGAGCCAAAGCTGGCATCTAAATCCAAATAATAAAAAAGTTTGCCTTCCCTTTTCTGGTGAGGCAAAGAAATGTGATATGACAAGGAAATCACAATTTTATTTTCGGCTAAATTATATCAAAATATAAGTATAGTAATTATAACAAGAAAATGAGTAGAGGATTACGAAACAACAATCCCGGTAACATTAGACATGATCGGGATAAATGGCAAGGTGAAATCGTTCCCAGTCAAGACCAGAGTTTTAAACAGTTTAGTTCGATGGCATACGGCTATCGTGCTTTGATCAAGTTACTGCAAAATTATCGGAAACTACATAACCGACAGACTATTGCTGAGTTTATAAACAGATATGCACCACCCAGTGAAAACAATACATCAGGATACATTACCCGTGTATGCAGTGAAATGCAGGTACCATCTACTTATATTCCAGACATCTACGACAAAGCTACAATGTGTGCCTTTGCCGCGGCCATCAGCCAAGTAGAAAACGGAGTTCCCGCAGTCATGGCAGATATTGAAGCCGGATGGAATTTGTTAATAAAGTAAAAATAGTGCGGGCGTTGTACTGAGTTGTACAAATATTGTGCGCCCGCATCTTTTTATTTATCAGAAAAATAACTCTTAACCGTACAAAAGTACAATTAAATAGCGAAGCTGTTGAAGCATTGCATTCCTTCCTGTTTGCTTTCATCAAGTACATGTGCATATACCAAGGTCTCTTTAATATCTGAGTGTCCCATTATCTCCTTTAAGGTAGCTAAATCTTTAGTTCTCTTCAAGAAAATAGTTGCGAAAGTATGTCTACCAACTTTGTGAGTGATTACCTTGTCAATCTCTGCAATCTTTGCAATTTCTTTCAAATGTATATTCATAGCCTGATCAGATGGCATTTGCTCAAATACAGGTCCTTTCTTTCTTATACCAACAATATTACGTAGCAGTGATTTGAGTGGCTCTGAAATGGGTACTTGGATTGGAGCAGGCTTACTATTCTTCAGTTTCATTCTAAAATATATAAAGTGATCTTCGGCAAACTGCTCTAACTGTAAGCGTCTGGCATCACCGACATGTAAAGAGCTAAAGCACATGAACAAGAAAAATTCCAATGTTTTATGATATTTATATTCAAGACTTCCTGAATGATATAAACTGACGAGATTATGTAATTCATCTTCGGATAAGTAAACGCAAGCTGACGTCGTTCTCTTTATACTCCAGTCCTCAAAAGGGTTTTCATCCATATATCCCGCTTTATATGCAGCTCTGACGTATTTTTTCAAAGTCGACATATTTTTATAAGCCGTATTATCATTATTCCCAAGTTCTTTTCTGAGATAGCAAAAATAATCATCTAACCAATCTTTCGTAATATCATCAAAACTGAGATTCACATTATATTCTTTCAGCTTATTTATGACGGAAAGATGTGTGGATAATGTTGTCATTTCCATCCTTGAGGATATCTTCTTTTGATGATCTACAATAAATTCATAGAAAGTATTGTAGTCAGACGGGCGATGATAAGCCTTCAAAAAGGAACTACGAGTCAGCTTTTTATCCCTTAACCTATATTTCACTAAAACATTATTAATTCTTGAAAGAACATTTTCTATAATCAGATTCTTATCATTACACAATTTATCTCCGGGGGCAACACATTTCTTTTTATCATTCCAATGTTTTTCTTCAACTGTTACTTTAGTAGAGAAGTTTACTTTTTCTCGATTTATATAAAAAGAAACCCATACCACTCCTGTAGTTAAGTTCTGATTATGTTTTCTTAGGTATACTTTAATCGTTATCAT